GATGAAAGGTTTGCCGGCTTCCGGTAAGTCAACAGAAGCAGAAAACCTTGTGCGACAAGGGAATTGGGTTCGCTTGAATCGGGATCTACTTCGCACGATGCTTCACTTCGATAAGTGGAGTGGAAGGAACGAGGGTCACACTGTTGATGCCGAAAAAGCATTGGCAAAGATGTTTCTTGAAAAGGGAATCAGCGTGATCATTGACGATACGAATCTTAGTCAAAAGCACAAAGATATGTGGCTTGAAATCGCCAAAGAAACCGGCTGTGAAATGGCGACACTAGAGAAGAATCCGTCTTTTGATGAACTTCTGATTCGGGAAGCAAAGCGTGACAAAGTAGGGCTTCATGTTATTTACCGGATGGGCTTCCAGTTCGGGAAAGTACCGCAACCGGCAAAGCCATTCGTGCTGTGTGACATTGATGGAACAATCGCTGATTGCGAACATCGCCGGATGTGGGTTCAGGGTGAAGGCAAAAAGGATTGGAAGAACTTCTTTGCTCACATGGATGAAGATACCCCAATAGCATCAACCATTAAAATGGTGATGGAATACAAAGCCAAAGGGCATGACATCATCCTTTTGACTGCCCGCCCTGATGATTATCGGGAAATGACTGAAGAATGGGTTGCAAAGCATACTGATATTGATCCAATCACCATCATCATGCGTGCTAGTGGCGACACACGCCCTGATATTGAAGTGAAGAAGCAGATGTTTGAAACCTATTTCAAGGATAAATATCCGATTGAAACCATGATTGATGATCGCCCTTGTGTGATCAGAATGTGGCAAGAAATAGGTGTGCCGGTAATTGATGTTGGCAATGGGGAAGAGTTCTAAAAAAGTTAATTGTGCTGTGTGCGGTGTTGAGGTTGAAAGAGCATCACACATAACAGTGAAGTTCAGTTGTTTCGATTGCAAAAAGAAACGCAAGAACGAATACACAAAAGCATACAAAAAGAAGCTTGACCGGAATAGTCATTAAACTATTAATTAGTTAATCAAAAAATAGTTATATGGATTCTTATGAAGAAAGGCGAATGGAACAGATCAAGAAGAACTTAAAAATTCTTTTCTTTGGTTTCATTGCCCTTATTGGATTGATGGTTGTATTCTCATCATTCTATGTGATTGATGCGGGTGAACGTGGGTTGGTACTTCGTTTTGGTGAAGTAAAGAGTGTTGAATCACAAGGACTTCATTTCAAAACCCCACTGTTAGATTCAGTGAAGAAGTTTGATATTCGTGAAGACAAAGTTGAGCGTGAAGCTAGTGCATCATCAAAGGATTTGCAAATTGTTTCCACACAGCTTGCAATCAACTATGAAGTTGAACTTAATTCTGTTGAATTGATCTATACCAAATACAAGACACGAGAAATTGCAGTGGCTAAGATCATTGATCCTATTATTCAGGATGTCGTGAAGGCAACCACTGCCAAATTCACCGCTGAAGAGTTGATCACCAAGCGTTCTGAAGTGAAAGATCTAATGGAAAACACCCTTCGTGAAAAAGTTAATGGAACAGGTATCACTGTCACAAGAATGAACATTGTGAACTTTGATTTCTCAAAATCATTCAATCAAGCCATTGAAGATAAGGTGACAGCGGAACAGCAAGCGTTAAAGGCTGAAAATGACCTTGCCCGCATCGAATTTGAATCACAGCAAAGAATCACACAAGCTGAAGGTGAAGCGGAAGCCATTAGGATTCAGGCTGAAGCGGTGAACTCACAAGGTGGTGCAGACTATGTTGAACTGCAACGAATTCAGAAGTGGAATGGTCAAGCGTGTACATCTTATTGTGGGTTGGAAACTTCAACCGGACTCTTAATCAATCGTTAATATGTTCGGTAACACTATAAAAAAGCGGGTACTTGCTAGAGTGAACGCCATGATTGCCGAAAAGGAAAAAGAATTTCTTACCGGCAAAAAGCAACTAGCGGATGAAGCCTTTGAAAAGATTGAAGCTGTTAGAACAGAACACGAGCAGAAGGAACGTGAGCTTGAAGACAAGTGTGTCAATGACATATTAGGTAAAATAATATGAAAAAAGGATTCACATTAATTGAATTGCTTGTGATCATTGCAATCACAGGAATACTGACTTCAATAGTAATCGCATCACTCGGTGAGTCACCAGATGAGGATGATAATTATAGGATTTGTGGCAGTGGTGAGTGTTATAATGTCGAAAGTTACACTAAAGAATCTAACTGTGTCTTTATGGCTGAAAATGAGGTTCGGGTGTGCGGGGATTATACTATTACCAAGCTTAACATTGAAGAATAATGTCACAAAAAATCATTACCCTTGCACAGTTTAAAAAGCTGTATCACGAAGATGTAAACAAGAAAAAGATGGATCGAGCTGACCGGCAGAAACATTTTGATGAAATGTGGAAAGCCCTTCCTGATTACATTGAAGGTGAAACCACCGGCATTGTAAAATCAACAAAGAAGGAACAAGATAAAACTAAATAATATAAAAACCGCCCATGTTGTTTAACAGGGCGGTTTTTATTATGCATGTAGTGTTCCACAAGGATATTGCCATGATCCAAGATGTGACCGGTTATATAACCACATCCCGAATTCCATTTGAATGAATGGGTCATTCTTTAATGACCAATCAACCGGTGTATCACGAGTTTCTTTCCATACCCATGCGAACGTGCCATTCAAGAATTGCAGAATTCCTGTTGCGGTAGAATAAGGATTTTTGGCTTCAGGGTTTGGTATTCCATCACCATCAATATCACTTTCGCATAAAGCAGTCCTTTGTAAATCAGCCGGTAAAGTAGCAAAGACTTCTTGCCACGTTGGTTCTGATACTTCTTCTGTAAGAATCACCTCTTCTTTTGTTTCGCTCACAACAGATGGTTCTGCTATGGCTTGCATTGGCAATAAAAGAGCCAATGCCAAAATAAGATATTTGATAAGTTTGATCTTAAATGTAATAGCGTGATGCAACCGGTTCTGAACACACCGACACAAAGTGTCATACCACCATTGGTGGTCATTACATTATATCATCAGCTTATGTAACTGTGCTTTGGTTGTACGACCAACGTAACCTGTCCCCTTAGTGAGTCCAAAGAACTTCAGCACTTCATTGGAATAGAATTCTTGAAATTCAATCACTGCCTTGCGAGTGATACCACCAAAGTAACCGGTTGCGGTTGGGTAAGTGAAGAAACCAAGTTCAGCCAAAGCCATTTGCAACATCTTCACATCTTCACCACGACTGCCAACTGTTAAATCTCGTGTGAATGTGTACTTGAATGAAATTTCAGCTTCATTCTTTGGTGCGGGCTTTGGATTTGGAAGATTCAAGAAATACAAAGCGTATCGAAGGCGTTCTTTCACAAACTCTTCTGAAAGGTGTCGGATGTTTCGATTACCGAACCATGCTGAATCCTGAACAATCACATATTTCTTCCCTTTCTTTTCATAAACAGAATCAGGAAGGATGGTCACACAGTGATGAATTGAAGCATCATTGCGGTTAAGATTCGGGGTCTTAATTTCAGGGTATTCAAGTGACCATTCATTGCGATTAGCAAAGATAGAAACAAGAATGCCTTTATGAAGACCATTGGCGACATTTTTAAGCTGTTCCATTGTCGGATCAGTCATAAAGATGTAACTTGCAGATCGATATTTCTTCCCTTCTTCAATCATTGAATTAGTGATCATCACATTATTAATGTCACGTTCCTGTGTTGGTGTTGGAAGGGTAGTTTCTAAACAGTCACCGGTCTTGGTGCAGATGTCACCAACATTGTAATAATACATTCCTTCGTATGGGAAATTGGATCGTTGCCGGTAGACATAAGAGCGTGATAGGTCAACAAAGCCTTCACCTTCAAGTTCATTATCAATACCCAACGCAAGGGAAGCTGAATGAGCCACACAAGATGATGTGCTTTTCTGATCTAGCTTCTTATATAGTTTGGTTGATTTTTCCGCTTCCTTTTCAGTCAAGAAAACCGCACCCGCACCGGCATCAAGTTCTTCATGTCGGAAGTCCTTTGACTTTTCAGCTTCAGATCGGTTATCTTCAAGATAACCTGTAAAGATTTTTTCTTCCATAATTATTTACCTAGATAGTTATTATCTTCGCTTCCTTTATTGGCAAAATAGAAGGTAAATGCCATTGTTGCGAGGGTGATAAAGTCTTTTGCTTCCACAGTACCGGTAAAAGTAAGGGCGACAACTGCAATTGCCATCATAAGGAAGACAATTTTTGAAGCTGATTTAAATATATTGTTCATGAATTAATAATTAATTAGTAAGGTTATTTGTCTTCATTATACTGCACATCAGTATCGGTATAAACAGAAGAATCATCTAATATGTGGGTATTTAATTTGACCCAACACCACTGAAATTGAGAAGCTAAAATTGCTGTAATAACTGTTAAAACCAGCATTGCGAACAAAGCCCCCGCAATTTCTCGGAAGCTAATGTGACGCTTTAATTTCACTTTTAATGTATGCATAAGTTAGTCTTTCTCAACTTTAGAAACCAATACATTCAAAAGGATATTTGAAATTTTATTTAGCCCCGCCATGCCAAGAAACGCCCCAACAGCCGAAAAAAGAATCACCGCAACCTGACTATCAAAGAACATTGTGGCAATCAGACCGAAAATAAGACCGGCAAAAGAAGCGATAACTGTTAAAATAATGAAATCCGCTTTGCTGAATTCCACTTTTGTATCTCGTGCTATTTTTAACTGACTAGTAGCGTGAACGATTGCCCCGAAAAGGATCACCCCTATCACTATTAGCATATAATAAAATTCCGGTAACAGTTTCATCATGATTCTAGTGCTTACTTGCCATTTTGCGTGCTTTATGCTATATTATTATTAATGTTTCAATTAATTCTTACATTGGTGGTGATATACGTTTTTATTGTGTATATTTTACCGATTGTTGTCATAATTGCTTTAATGCTTTGGGGTTACATTGGTATGCTTCTTGGTGTTGGACAACCTACTGACCATAAATCTCGGAAATAAGGTCTTCAAGGGCTTTTTGTCTTACTGAATCGCTTCGACCCGCAAACTGCTTCAACATATCAACTCCTTGCGAGACTATCCCGCCTTTTTCCAAGGCTGAAGTAATTTGACCTTGAAATCCGGTCTTTCCGGCAATGTCATAATAGCGTTCAAGAATATTATAAAAGTCTTGAAGTTCTTCCACACTAAGTGTGGTTTGTCCTTTCACTGAAGAAGCCTGATCCAGTTGTCGAAGGATTAAACGAATCTTTGGATTCGACATCGAATTGCTTGTGAGTCTTCGAGCGATCAGACCGGCTGACATATCAAGCAAGTCTTCATCGATGTCAGGATCAAGTAACTTCATCAGCTTACGCATTTCATTCACCGGTGTGATAATTGTGGCGTATTCCTGATTTAACCGCTTGTAGTCAGCGTTTTTGGTGTCCAAAACATCAGAAAGAGCCTGACGAACAGCCTGAAACGCCCTTTCCTGTGTACCAGTGATGTTTTCCAGTGACTTCTTTTTACCATCAAGGATTTCAAACAATTCTTGTCTCAATAAATGCTTTGATTTCCCTGAACCATCAGCAACCGCTTCTTTAAAGATATCATCGATAGCTTTTTGGTCAGTCTTTGAGAGTGTCGAAGCAAGTGCAGTGTCGCTGAAGTCTAGTAACTGACCCTTTTCAACTCGTGCAATATCACCGGCTGTATCAACCGCATCAACTGTTTGGTCAGCTAATTTAATACCTTCAAGACCCCGCACACTTTGCAGTTTATTGAGAATAACCGGTTCAAGTTCAGCCTGTGTGACTGAACCAAGATCATCAGCAACTTCACTTAGTTGTTTCCCAACCTTTTGTGCTTCAGTGTCGAGGGTCTTCAATCGGGTCACAATAGGCTTGCCGACAAGTTCAATTGGATTAGTAGTGGTTTCGCCCTTTTCAAACGCCTTCACAGTCTCGTGAAGCTTCTTAAATGATGATTGAGTGTTCGGATCAGTGACAGTGTAAAGCTTACGGACATCATTTAAATCAATACCATCACGAACCGCTGTTTTTGCTGTATCTGAAGGCAGATTTTGGATTGCTTGCCTTGTTGCTTGTGCAGTATCAATATTTGTCTTTGCCCTTCGAGGGATATCAGTAACAAAATCAGTTACAGTATCAGCCCCCGCCTTAACAGTGTCAGTCACCGGTTTTGCAACATCATTCACGACATTAGCCCCCGCCTTAACAGTGTCAGAAACAGTATCGATAGTTTCAGTAACCGCTTTTTTAACCGGATTCTTAATCAAAGCACCACCGGCAACATCAAGGGCAAGCCCCAATGTCCCAAGTGTGGCATCAACATCACGCTTTTGCACATCATCAAGTGATCCATACCATTCAACCATTTCTTGTGCCGGCTGTGATTCAGCGATGCCTTGTGCAACTGTTGCAACAGTGTCACCGATGGCTTCTTGTGCCTTTTGTGGGGTAAGTGCCTTCGCAACACCCATAAAGGTTTCACCGACAATATCAGAAGCAAAGCCCGCACCCTGTCCGAAACGCTGAAGAAGGGAACGCACCATTCCTTGTTCACCTGAATCTTGTGCCTTTTTAATTTCACCAGTGGCATCAGCACGCTTAATAGCCGAATCCTTAATTCCGGTCACTATACCTTTCAGGTCAGCACCAACACCGGTTTCAGGCTTGATGCGATCCTGATATTCAGGATATTTGGAAAGAGTAGCTTCACCAATTTCACGATCAGACATCCCCTGATATTGAGGGTATTTCAGCTTTACTGACTGACCAAATTCTTCAACTGTGAGTTTGTTATTATCCATAATTAAAATCCTAAATTAAGTGGGTCTTGTCTTCCAACCCCGATTCCAAGTGGATCTTCATCCACTGAACCACCGGCTTCAACAATCGCTTTGTTGGTAAGACTTCGAAGTGTTTTCAATTCAGTTTCAAAGTCTTTTTCATTAGCCTTGTAACCAGTGACATTTCCATTCTCATCTTTCATTCGCCAAGTACCAATTCGAGATGCTGAAGCTTCAAGTGCCATCAATTCCTTTTCACTCAATGCCCCAAGTGTTCCACCCTTTGCTTTTAGAGCAAGAAGGGTATCAAGTGTTTCACGAGAAACAAGCTGTTCGACATTGGCGATGAAGTTCTGACCAGAGCCGGTAAAGGCACGAGTGAGCGAGAATCTAGCAAGGGGATTTGTACCAACCACGTTACCTGAACCGCCATTTTTAAGTGCAGAAATAGCTTCATTCAATTGACCAACCTTGCCCTGAAGTGCGGGGACAAGTGCCTTTGATGCTTCTGAAGCTTCCTGTGCAGTAACCGCTTGTTTAAGGCTGTTCACATAAGAAGCTTCTTCACGATTAAGAAGGGAATTGTAACGTGCCAATTCTTTTGATCGTTCGAATGAGCGTTCAGATTCTTTTTCAGCAAAAGCCTGTTGTGCTTCCATCTTTTCACTTTCAGACATATCATCCTGAACAAAGTCATACAGTGTTTTGTACAACTGCACTTGTTTTGTTTCTTCATCCTTCATGTCCTGAATACGATCCGCAACTGTGCGTTCGGCACTTTGCAAATCATTATTAGCTATATCGTACTCAATTGATTTGTAAGCAAGGTTGCGATTAGTGTCTTTGGTAAGCTGATTAATTTCATTATTAATAGCACCCATTGAACGACCTGTTTTGTTCTCATTTTCAAGCTTATCTTTCTTTGCTTCAAAATCAACCCGAATGGATCGAAGCTGATTCAAGACACGATTTGCAGTCTTTGATTTTTCTTCAATATTTGCTTCTTCACGAATCTTCTGTTTATCAGCACTAGTATCTTTACCAAGAATAGACATCAGACCTTGCTGAATCTGTTCACGAACTGAAGCCGGTGAAGTAGTATCATCTTTTGTTTTTGATGGATCTTCAACCTGACCAACCTTATCAGCCGATGCCTTAAAACCCGCACCGGTTGCGGGTGTTGATGTTGCAGTGGTCACAGCATTCTGAACTTGGTTCAAATTAGTTGTTGGCTTTCCAAGTGAATCAGCCGGTGTTGGCTTCACTTCATTTAGAGCAAATTTAACCGGTGCAGTTGATGTTGATGTCGTTCCTTTTGGTGGAATATAAGACGGCGTGGAAGTTTGTGTTGACATCGAAGTGAATGAAAAAGGATCACTTGTTTGCGAAGTTTGAGCCGGTGCAGTTTGTCCTGAACTACCGGTGAAAAAGTTTTTAATTGAGTCTAAAAATCCCATAATTTATGCAAATTATACCACAGGCTTATGTGGCTTATTGTTAATAATCACCTCTTCAATCTTGATTTGAATGCCACGCATTTCAATTTTCACCTGAAGAAATTTTGATTTCTTTCCAATTGGAATTTTGAAGCCCCCACCAGTTTTTTGTGTCGCCACTGTGATTCTTCCCGCTTCCTTGAAGTTATCAACATTGAATTCCATCAAATCACCAGACACTGCAAATGGAAATGCTTCAGTAAGATTCACTGTATATGTACCAGAAGCTTCTGAAATAGATTCAACAAAAGCAATGTGTCCTGAACCAACACCGGCAATAATTTCAATCTCATCACCTATCACAACTTCTGATAAATCAGCCACTGTTGTGAATGTGTTTGTGTCACTCCATGTAGCCCGCCAATTTGCTGTCTGTGGATATTGTACTGAACTGAATGGGTAATTAGCCTTTTCAATATCTTTGTACTTAATGATGATCAAATCATCCTTTTTTAGTGGGGCATGCTTTATATACACATTAGTATATTCATCTTCATAAGCACTTGAATTCAATCTTGGTGTTACAAAATAACCACGATTAGGAAGAAATGGTGATATTCCACATAGTGTAGTGCGTGTGGTAGTTGACTGTTTGCCAAAAATATCAGCCGATAAACACAACCGACCCATTAAATTACTATCAAACATCAAGTTGTTTAAGACAGCCAATGCCATACGACTGCCAAAGTGAGTCCAACCATAATCATTAATCAATTGCACATAGAATTCCTGATTTGTATTTCCAGCATCGGAAATATCTATTGCATTACCGGCAATAGCCTCAGCATAAGTTTCAGCAAATTGAAATTCAGTTGAAGAATTTTTTATGATGTAATAAGCCACCGCTTGTTTAAATTCAGGAATCGCCGGTGAACCAACCGGTTTATATAACATCGGCATTCCAGTAACAATATTATCCAAATTGCCTGATGTAAGAGTGAAATCATTAGCTGTTATATCAACTGTCACTTGAGTTCCGGCAAGGATGCGAACCTGTGACCATGTAGGTGCATAACGATGATAAAGAGATCCATTATTGCTGTCATAACACCAAACTCCAGCGGGGAAGTCGGGTAAAATTTGAAGCACACCATTTTGTGTCTCATTAGAGAGATTGATTAAAATCAAATCACCATCAATAGACATCGCACGATTACTGACTGTTGAGTAATCATTATTAGCATCACCCCATTCAATGTTTTTTTGATGAATCGGTAAAACTGCAAGTACATCGAAACCACCACCATTAAAACGAAGTAATGCCCCATTGGTTGTGATTAAAACCACTGAAGATTTAAAAGGTTTGATTGAAGCAATTTCAAATGTCCCCACTCCATAAGCGAAATCAATACCAACTTGGATTGTTCCGACCACGAACATCATTGCTTCACCGCCTGATTTACTTCTTGTAGCTATAAATAATTGTGATCCTTGAACAGCAAGGGAAGAAACCTGATAATCAGGGGGTAAAGTCAAAGTGGTAGCATGAACTGACCAATCTTGCTTAACGAATTTGACTTCATTATCATTACCAACAGCAAGAACGCCTTCTGTTTCCCATTTTTCCATTGCTTTTGGTATCAGACTTGAAAAAGAAAGGGCAACTGTTGTCCAAACATTAGAACTTGATTCATATTTCAAACCAGTACCATCAGTAACAACATCTGTATCATTAAAAAAGATAACGTCTTCTTCAACACTCGGTGTTGGTCTGTTGGTATCACCACTATCATCACCAAAAACAGTCATATCTAATGAACCTTTAAAAACTTCATCAGAATTAAGTATCACAAGACTATCTGAAGGGTACATTGCATCAATAGTATCGAGATCAGCATCATCATTTTCTGTCATTACTGAAACAGTCGGCTGTGCAAGCTTAATATACCCCTTTTCATCAAGTTCAATATTGCGAGATTTATAAATAGTACCTGACAAATCATTAATGTTTGATTGCAAGTGTTCTTTTGTTTCTTGATTTGGGATTATAAACATAAGCTAGATATTATTGATAATGTTTTTAGATGCTTCATCCAGTGGTAAAGTAATTTGTTGGCGATCCTTTTGAACCTTCCAATTCTCTAAAACAACAATCCGCTTTTCAAGACCTTGAATGATATCCCTCAACTTTTTTTCTTCAGGTGATGCCATATTTATGATTTACTTTGATTAACCTAATCTTCATCATTCTTTGAAGTATTACTGAAACTTACATCAGTTTTTGAAGAAGAATTTGACCAAGGATTTGATGGTTTAAGTATGACATCAATACCGGTAAGAATGAAACTTCCTACACTTGCCCTGATTCCCCTTGAAAGATCGAAGGCGATATCAATACCAGTTAATGTGAATGAACCGGCTGAAGCAACAAGCCCTTTCCCTAACTTCAAAAGTACATCAATGCCAGTTAATGTAAATGTTCCCACTGAAGCCACCATTTTCATTCCAAGTGAAAATGCTGTTGCAATTCCAGTCAGTGTGAATGTTCCAACGGTGACAGCCATTGTTCGCACACTTGTTAAACTTGCGGTTTGACCAGTCAGAATAAACGAACCAACAACCGCTGACATTCCTTTTCCAAATAACAGCACCGTATCGATGCCGGTAAGAACGAAAGAACCGGCTGAAGCAAGCATTTTCCGACCAAACGACAATATTGTTGCAATTCCAGTTAAGGTAAATGCACCAGTGACGGCTGTGAGCAAGCGAGAAAGATGAAACAGACTTGCGATACCGGTCAAAGTGAACGCACCAATGCCGGCTGTAAGGGGATAGTCAGTGCTAGTTATTTCCGCAATCGTCCAGAAACCAGTTACGTCTGATTGGTTGTTGTATTCGGTGGTTATCCAGTTATCTGAAAGAGCTGAACCTCTCAAACGTACTTCGGAAACTTTCCCATCTAAATATACACCTGCCTTGTTTCTTGTGGGAGCCCAACCAATCTCAAATACACCAGTATCAATAGCTTGTGTGGTAGATGTAAATGTATGTACTGTTGTTCCGTCTAACAAAAATGAACCACTACTACCATCTCTCCTCAGGTGAAGCATCTGCCAAGTAGAAGTTGTAAGTACAGCCGAAAAACTTGCTGTATATAGATTCCCGTCAATTATGGCACTAAGGGGGTGTGGGGAATTTAACTCCGAAAAGAATATGAGAGAATTATCGGCATTATAATTCGTACTAAAGAAGTACATTTCCCTGTTATATATATCAGGGTTTATCCATTTTTGCATCGTAAAATCAGATAGAGACGGTATCCCAGAACCAACCCTCACATAGTCATTTGAACCATCAAAATCTGTTGCGGTTCCGATATTCCCTGTTATCCCTCCAATTGTTACCCCACCATTTCCTGCTAGGGTGCGTCCGTTTCCAGTTGAATCAGTACCGCCTCCTGGATGCCACACTCCCGCATAATCACTCCATACCGCATTTCTGCCATAAGTATCAGTTACAGCATAATCACTTCTTGCCCCGTCTACGTCTATATAAATAACGGTTGAGGTAGTGAGAGAGGGTATCTTTATATGGAGTTCGCCAGTATCGGTTGATGTGTCACAAGCAACCACTTCACGAGCAAGTTCAGTCGTTTTTGCTTCATCAGAATAACAGCGTATGTCACCACCCCCATTAGCAACCACCGACCAAAAGCCCGCCGGCATTTGGGCAAGGTCAATATATGCGGGGTAGTCAGTCAATGTTGACGCTACATCCCCCGAAGTTACTGTGAGAGAGAAGAGTGCCATGCTGTGCTATTTAAGCGATAGTTAGAACACCGTTTGTTCCATCGAAGTCAATTGTGAATGTGTCACCGTCTTGAAGAGTAATTGAAGAACCATAGTCGTACAATCCAACCAATTCATCATTAGTCGCAGTGTCATTGTAGATGTAGATATAACGGAATGCACCAACAGTTCCACCTGAAGCAGTAAGCACAAGATCAGTAAGCGTGAGCTTATATGTTCCACTTGTTTGTGCTGAAGCTGAAGTGGTGATTGCTCGTGCTGAACAATTGGTGTACGAAATCTGTGTGACATTCGCAAGAACACCATTGCCATCAGCCGTTGGGTTTGAAGCTTCTGAAGCCGGTGCAGTGTTAGAAAGAGCAATAGTCAAAGTATCCGCCCCAAGATTGTGCTTCTTTTCAGCAAGTGCTTCAACGAAATCATTAACTTTAGTAAAAGTTGCCATAATTATTTGTTATTTTCCCTGTTTGGGATTAATCGTCTTGTAATGTCTCTTGATCGCTGACCATAAGAATCAGTTAGTTCACCTTTCATCTTCATTATATCATTCTCAATTCTCGTTACTTGTGGCAATGAATGAATGCGTGCATATTTGTATGCCGGTAAAAGAACAAGAAGATAATGAAATAGTCCATTGAAGCCGGCTTTTTTGGTAGTGTCCGAAGTGGTGAAATAAGAGCCTTCACGATTAATGAAAACCTTCAATCCCTTCGAACCTTCAGTTCCAATTCGCCAATTGTAGTTTGGAATTGGATCAAGGAAGATGCCGTTTGCTGTCATGTCGTAACGGATCGCTGTTCCGGCTGTGTTTAGACCATCAGAGAACGAATCAACATTCACCCGATTGTTAGACTTCGCTTGCTGATCAACTTGTGTAAGTTCTTGATACACCCCACTTGGGTCTTTTGCCATCACCTTATAAATATCCAAGATAAGATTACCTTGTTCATCATTGGTGAAAGCGTAATCCCTTTGACCTGATATTAAATCAGTTTCAATGAAGGGGTATTTCGTGTGATTAATATCATCGAACTGCCACACCCCACCTGATTTAAAAATAAGAGCATAAATTTCATCCAACGCTTTGTTGACATCAGCTGTAAACTTCGCAAGAAGAGTCGCATCATCAGTGATGTCGCCATCATTGAATCCGCATTCATCTTCAATTGATTGGATGATGCCACTTTTATTTGTTGTGTCAGAAAATTGAATGCTCATATTTTTAATTAATTAGTGAAGACAGATTGTGATAGGTCATAACCTATCCCCAACAATTAAGTTGGGTGAAAGTTAATCAGGTACAACCGCTGTTACTACTGCACCAATTGCAGAATAACCATGCCCCATCCAACCAATAGTGTTATTGATCTTCACGAACTTGTGGATTTGTGTATCAGTGAATAAATATTCCTTTGTTCCATCACAATCTTCAGAGTTGATTTCTTCAGCAGAAGTTGCCGGTGTACGAACTTCAAAGTTCGAACCAGCTTGTGCAACAACAGTGATTTCGTGACCATCAGGGACATCAGCCAAGTTCGGCAAAACGATGAAATCGTTTGCATCGGTTGTGACCCCAACGACAACAGCAGATCGAACTGATGGTGGGATTGAGTTCACAGAACTTCCCGAAGCATCAGCTGTAAGCTGTACCGCCTTCAAAGTAAGACCTTCAAAGTGTGGATTTAAACCATTTGGATTACCCATAATTATTTAATTGCGTTTAGTTGTTTTAGTAATGCATCCTTCTTCATTTCGTACTTAACAGGGTTCTGAACCTTGTAAGCTTCAATGAGTTCCTTGAACTGTGCTTTGGTGTAAGCCGGATTTCCATCAGGTCTAAGAGCAACCTTTGATTTCTCAACCGGTGCTTCTTCCACCTCTTCTTCTTCAGAATTCAGTTCATCATCCTGAATTTCTTCCTGTTCTTCTTCAGAATCTTCAGTTGGAAGCAAGGCTTCGAGTTCTGCTTTAGTAGCAGATTCATCAAATTCAATTCCTTTACTTTCCAATACTTCGATTATTTCTTTCTTAGTTGCCATTTTTTTATTTAGATTAGTTCTTCACTAGGGGTGTATGGGTCACGAAACGATTTGAGAAATAGGTGAACAAAACTCACGCCGTTTCACAACCCAAACACCCCCAATGAAGGGGGTGAGTAATTTAGGCGAGGGTGATATCTACAACTAGGGCTGTCTTTGGAGTCCAAAGCTTGAAGCCAACATAGCCGTAAGTAACAACTTCCATTCCAGTCTTACCTGAAACCATCTTCTCTTCGAAACGAACGCCACGAGGTGAAGCATAAGTGGCTACTTTCTTAACTCCGAACACTCGGTGTCCTGAATTAGTATATGTAGTTGTTCCAAGAGTTTCAGAAGCAAATGTTCCTGAACGTACAACATAAATGTCAACGCCATTGTAAACATCCATGAAACCATTCTTCAAAGCAGAGTCAGCGAAGCTGAAACCGTTTGTTGATTGAGCTTGCATGAAGCCTGAAACATCGGTGTTCTCAATAACAAGGAACAGACCCTTGTACACATCTGCATAACCGGCAACAAGACCAACAAGATCGCCCATGATCTGATTGATGTTTGTTGAAGCGAATCCGCCAGTTGGTGTGGTGTAAGTACCAGTGGCATCTTCAGTAAGGTTGTTGAGAACGAATCGGTCAATCTTAGTCGCAACCTGATAGACAGTTTCATCAGTTCGAGATGCGAACATATCGAAGTTGGTAAGAATGTCTTCAAAGTCGTGAATGTGTTCAGCAACGATCACTTCATCGGTAACTGTGAGAGTATCATCAGTTGTGGTGAAGTTTGAAACTGAATAAGTTCCAGCAATAGCCTGAACAGTTGCAGTAGGCTGTGAACCATACGGTGACTGAATTCGCTTGTTGTCAGAACGATCAACCTCACAGATCGCTTCACAAACTAGACGATTGCGAAGTTGCTGTTCGAGGGTTGCTTTACGGTACTTATCACGATAAGTACGAGAACTAATTGTATTAGCCATTTTAGTGAATTAAAATTAAGTATTAATTCACCTATTTTTTGAATTAAATACCCAATCGAAGCTTGGCTAGACGATCCATGTCTTCATCAGATTCAGGCATGATCCCCTTCTTGGCATTCGCCATAAGTTCATCATCTGAAATTCCAGTGTTAGTCTTGGCGGTCTTTCCTGTATTTGTCGCATCCGCAACAGTACGCTTCTCTTTGTTTGTATCGAGAATGGCTTGCACAACAGTTGATGTCAAAGCTTCTTTCACTGAAACCCCTTTAAGCTTGGCATATTCCAAAACTTCAGGAATGTCATCTTCGTGAACATCGCTTCGTGTCAAAGTAATCAGGTCAGCTTGTGAGAGATCAGATTTAACATCATCCTTCTTTTCAACCTTTCCATCAGGCTTCTCACCACCATTAGCTTTTACGAGATCATCGTATTTCTTACGCCAGTGAGCCTTTTGTGCTGTTAAAGTTTTAACCGCTTTATCCCTGTCTTCTTGCGGGGCATCATCCGGCAAATCTTCGATATTAAAATCAAGATCAACTTCTTCAGCCTTCCCTTCTTCCTTCCCCTCAACCTTAGTTTCTTTTATATCACTCATGTTTAGTCATGTTATCTTTTTAAAGACTTTAGTGTCATTTAATAATATTGTATCACAATGTTTAGCGGGTGCTATTCATTGCAAGTCGTTTCTTTGTTTCTTCCGGCGTTTCATCCTTTCTTTCTGCAAGTACAGCAAGCTGTGACAACTGAAATTCAGTGTGTGTAATCAGACCGTTGCGTGCAGTCCATTCAACATACAAATCTTCATCAGAAAGACTGAAATCAGGCTTAAAATCAATGATTTTTTGAGTTGGCTTCACATCTTCTGTTTCCAATCGGGCAAGCCCCGCATTGATTAATTCCATCAAACGATTTCGCACCATTAAAGCCAAACGAGCTTCAAGCGGTGACTTATCTTTGCTATCCACAGTCAACCACAAATCAATCACTTGACCGATAGGGGTATCAAGTTCAATTTCAGGAAAATATGTTTTCCGAACTAAAGCTTGAACTGCTTTATTCTCACGAACAGGTTTCAAAACCTCCAAATCATCTTTGGTAAGTTTCGCTTGAAAAAAGACCTTTCTTAATGCAAGTAATAGTGCGGGATTTTCTGAAAAGGTACTTTTAATAAGTCCTAATTCATTATTCTCGTAACGCATCTTTTGCTTTGTTTTTGTTTCAGCCATTTTTTATTTATGATTATTGGTTATTAACATCAATCGCATTTGCCGGCACAGCTTCAGGTGGTTGTGATGGCATATTTGATTGAACTGGTGCATCAGCAATTTCAATTGGTGACACTGCACCTGTCATGCTAAGGATCTTGTTAAACAACATCTTAGCATTAGGGTCTGTAAGTACCGAAGGATTAGTGGCAATTGTTTGAAGCACAGTGGTCAAAGTCGTCATGTGTGATTGAGTGGCTGATGCTTCACCGGTAACATCAACTTCTGATTCCCACACCATCCCTTCAAAATACTTTTCCCATTCTAAATCGGAAACTTCTGAAGGAACAAATGAACGGACATTGCCCTGTTCAGCCAATTCACCCTGAACACTTTCCTTCGTTGCTTGAACATCCAGTTGAACCGGAAGTTCGCCCTTCTTCAAAGAATCAATGATTTCACGCTTCACTTTCTTTTCAGTATTTATCTTAATCAGACTAGAATCAATTTGCTTGATTTGGTGATCTTCAAGAATACCGACAATTTCATCACGATTCTTCAGTTGCTTCTTCAAGTAAGGAAGCACAAACTTTCGCATCATTTCTTCAATGTGCAAACCTTTGTTTTCGGTCATGAGTTCAAACAAATCATTTGACTCATTTAGGATAGCTTCAGTTTGTCGCCATGCAGTACCGGACTTTGGAGTCTTACCCAACATCGCTTCAGAAATACCTGTGATTTCATTACCAAGTTGCTTCCACTCACGACCAAAGTTCTGCATCTGTGTGATGTCATGAGAACCATTATTGATTTGTGTCAGTGGTTCATTAGTAGCGTGAACAAGAATGTCACCATTCTCAATCGCACTTAAAGCATTCTGACCAACAAAAGTATCATCTGATGTTTGGAAGATAAGCTTTGAAGCAAGATCAAGGTGGTCTTTAATCCCCTTCGCTGTGTGGTTGTTCATCCACTGTGCTTCAAACAAATGTTCAACTGCACCGATAGCTTGTGAACGATTGTCTTCTTCAATCAAGTGAGTGATCATGTAAGGACTCTTTGCTTCACGCCCCTTTGCTAGTGTGAATTCATCCCATTCATCTTTCTTATCGCCCTTTGCGACATAAGAAATGACATGCATCTGTTGAACATAAATGTCCGCATCCTCATCTTTTTCAGTGATGTATGACTTTGGCAACTGACCATGAATTTCATACAGTTTGATGTAACCGGCTTTGGTGTCCTTCTTCTGACCATCACGAGTCTCACGAGCTTGAACAGCACTAATTAAAGCAGTTACCTGTGTCTGATCATAACCCTTACGCATTTTCAATTGTGCAGGGGTAAGTTCAAGGATTTCAACAACAGGATTGTCGTCAAAGTTTACTGAATCAATAATAATCTTCATCCAATCCATCACAATTGGATAAAGCTTCCCATCCTTCTCAACGAATTTCAAAACTGATGATCCATTCTTTGCGAGTGAACGCCCCCATTTATTAAGGAAAGCACCAAAATTGGTGTCACGCATCCATTGCTGAAGTTTCAGTGTTGCAATAAAAGCCCTTGTTGTATCTTTGAGTTTTGTGGACTTGATTCGGATATCCTTTCTATCAATATCAGTTGCCCGATACCAAATATTTATGGCACTAGTTACGATGTTGAAGAAAGGCTTTTCCCTTCCTAATGAATCAGTCTCACCTGATGTATGTTTCGAATTAGCGTAAGCATCAATCTTTTCAAGGTTTTCAAGAAGATTAAATGTAACGTATTTTGATAGTGTGGTTTCGCCTGTCTTGTAATCACTTTCAATTTTCCGAACCAAAGCACCCACTGCATTTTTCTGTTGTGTTTGATCAGACATAGAGAAAAGTTAATTACTTATAAAGGAAAGTGATATCAGTCGTTCCACCTTCAGTGAAATAAAGACCATTTGCGAAATCAATCGGTGCAGGGAACAACACAACCTGTGAACCAGCCGGCAAAGTGTATGTGTTCACTAATAAACGATTTTCATCAACACCGGATTCCAAAGTTACCGCACCCCATGAAGCATTTGCACCATCAGTGGTTGTTGCAATGTCATTCCCCGCAACACCAATGTCACGAGCTTCAACGGTCTGTTCAGTATCACTATTTGTGGTTGCTGTAACAGTTGGGTGTGGCACAGTACCGGTTGAATAGTTTGTTCCTTCACCCTCACCACCGCCTTCAGTGTCACCTTGATTGATAGCTTGCTTCAAGTTATCAAGTGTTTCAGCAAGTGTGCCAATCAACCCTTCATTCGGTACAGCATCGCCGGTGTCTTCAGAAAGAGCATCAACCATCGTATAGGTTGTATTATCAATAGTGACAACTTCCCCATCAGTAAATACACCTGTACCAGTTAAGACACCAGTGGCTTTAACGCCGGCACTTGTTGTTCCATCAAGACCATCATTCAAACGGACAGTTCCGCTTGTGTGCGAGTTCACAATGAATCCAAACACCTGACCAACGCCGGTTTGAATCAAAGCTGAAGCAGTAAGATTTTTAAATAACGCCATGTTTAATTAAATTAATTAATGAGTAAACCTTTTTTAAAATTATAGCACATCACTTTGTGCTATTTGCAACCATGTTCGCACGATTCCTGTTGAATTGTGATCGTTGCTTCGAACGTGCTTCTTCTCTTTGTTCTGAAGAACGTGGATTGACCTTATTCCGAACCACAAGATACATTCGCATAATCCATGTATCTGAATCATCAGGTGAATGACCCAACGCATCTTTAATATCCGGCTTTTGCGTACATTGTCGCTTCTGATCCGGCACAGTCGTGTCTTTGTACTGTGCTAACTCTTCAATAATTATATCGTGAAGATTCTCTTCCACTGTTGATGCAATCAAATGATTGTTCACATGGTCAGCAAGGGTGAAAACACACTGACAACGAAGGTTTTTATAGTCAGAAACCAACACCGGTGCTTTCTTTAATACGCCGGCATTTGGCAATTGCACAATATTTTCATCAGTCTTAATTGGTGCATACGATGATTTGAAACCAACAATACCTTTAAGCAACGATGATGATGCAACCCCCGCCCCAACACCAATTGCATCAACCACAATATTCTTGAAAGGAATGTGTTCAGTATTCGCAAGGTCACGGATATCATCAATAATGTTTTCAGTGGTCTGACCATGCTTCTTGATACGCTTGTATTCAGTCAAACCATCCCACAATGAATAAACAGTGGCATCTTCCCCATCATCAGAGATATCCACAATGAGTGATTTTGTACCATCAGAATCAACTGTGTTGGTGAACACATCAATCAAAGCTTCCTGATCGAACAAGATTGTTGGGTCATTATCAAACTCCCAATCACCATCTTTCAAACGCTTACGAGTTTTAACATCTGAAATTTCATTCAGGTTTTCTTCATACTCTTCAGCGGTGTGTGGATTGTCTGAATACAATGATTGAAGGAAACGATAGTTATCAGGAAGAGTCTTCTTCTTCCACCGGATATAAAACACACGATACAGCCAACCTTTGTTTGGGTTACAAGTAAGAAGCAACTTTGACTTGATGCCATAGTCTTTATTCATGTGTCGCCCAATACGAGATTTCAAAACATCAAATGCTTTGAAGGTTGTTTCACCAGCTTCTTCAATCCAACCGCCGGTGTATTCAGTCGAACCAAAGCGTTCAAAATCAGGGTCACGAGGTATTTCATCAATATCCAAAAGGTCAATACGAGATCCATTCTTAAACTCAATATAGTTGTACTGACCATTTAACTTCCAATCACTATCAGGAATCTTATGATACTTACAAACCTTTTTGAATGTGATGAATGATGAAGCCATTAATCGCTTCAACTCTTTACGAGCAATAAACCATTTCGTGTTCGGATAGAAATAACATTGAGTGATCAACCATTCACAACCAAGCCATGACTTACCACCACCCGCCCCACCACCAAAAAGCAAATACTTGGTTGTTGTGTCTTTCAAATACTGCCACGCAAAATGCTGTTTCAGGGTTGGTTTAATCGTTGGCTTCATCAGGCTGTATGTAGTTAAAACCTTTGATTGGTTCACCACCTGATGTGATATCGGTTTCAGTCTTCTCAACCATTCCATGATTAGCTGAAAGAATCAGCTTCGCAATCGTTGGATTGTAGTGACCACCCAATGCCCCATCAACCAATCGTCTTCGCTGTTCGACAATTATTTTTCCCAAAGACTTGGAAAATTCAGGATATTTATCCTTCCATTCATAGATTGTAGATTCATTAACACCAATAAAATCAGCAAACTTATCGATAGTCGGTAAATTAACATGAACCAATCGTTCATAAGTATCAGACTTCAAGCCTTGTGTTTTGTGATAGTCCTCAATCGTATCCTTACACCCCTGAAGATACTCATCAACCTTTCCACACATTGCTTCAGTGTATTTAGTTGGTCTTCCAACTTTGTTCTTAGTAGTTGCCATTGAAAAAATTATAACACACACTTCCCCACTACAATTCCGATAAGAAGGAAGCCAATTGTTGACAATCCATCATTTTAATTTCAGGGTGTGGACAATTCATTGACAAAACCGTTAGCAAGAGATAAACTGGCTCTAGCAGTCATGCTTTAGGGGTATAAAACTTATACCCCATAGGCATAAGCTAAAAGCGAAGCCAAAACTAATTTTTTTTTGAAATGGCGTTGCTAAGGAAACTATTCAATAATAGGTGAATTATGTCAAAATACGATCACGAAAAAATGACTAAAATCCGACTCGATGGATTGATGTCTGAAGAAGATGAAGAAGCTTTGGCACTCGCCATTGCTTCTTGGAATACAAAAAAACAAGAAGAAATTTATTTAAAATACGCTGACAAATTCAAAGAAGAAGAACCGGAAGATAATGAAGAAGTAACTGAAGATGGTAACGAACCAAAGAAAATAAATAAGAAAAATCTTCTTGTTTATAATCAATTCCGCAAAACACTTAAAGTTTCAATGATAAAAGAAGAGGTGATTGAAGAACACAACTTCACCTGTTTCATGTGCAAGCATCAATACCCCAACAGGGATGATTTCAAACGAAAACATCCCAAAACCACCTATCCTTTATATATCCGGTCACTCATCGACATTCCCCGATATATTGAAGTCAACAAAATTCTTACTGTGCAAGGATGCCTTGATTCCCCTGATCTTCGCAATAAGATGTACTACCTACCCATTTGCCTTGACTGCAAGCCGTCACGCTTCGCTAAATAATATGATTTGGAACAGATTAAAGAGTTATAAATGTCCTAAAGACAACGCACCATTAAAAGATGTGGGGCAATATCACTCTTGTACCAAGTGCATATTCAGTATTAATAAAGTAAAATTTGATGAAATCGTAAGTGACAAGTACAAACCAAAAAGAGAACAGACGGAAGAAGAAAGATTGTTTGAACTAAATAATTTTGATAGAAAAGAAATTAGTGAAAGCTTTTTAGACTAACCAACTAAAACACCACAATCATTGAATCGTGCATCCCTTTTCCTTTGGTGGTGTATTCACCTTTAGTGTTATATCCTAAGAATGAAACACGCCCACGCAAAAACCTGATTTCTTTTTTGTTTGGCAAAATCACATCGTGAAAGATTTTGGTACTTGTGCTGACTGGTAACAACATCACACATGTCTTCCCTTTTTTACTCTCTTCAACAGCTTTAAGAATAAAAGCTTCTTTCAATTTACGACTGTATGGCGGGTTGATGTAGTTGCACCCCCCCCCATTCAATAAGCAAACCGTCTTTATCTGGTGGAATTTCACCTTCAAAAAGTGGGCAGGGATCAAAATCAAAATGAAATTCATCATCAAGTTGTTTATATAATTCAGGCGGTGTCGCCCATTGGTCACTATGGTCTAAGTTTCTATTTTTCATATCTTAAAAATCCTCATCATTACCTGTTGTTTCAGCCCCTTCTTCAACAGTGATGGTTCGATCCTTCAAGTTTACACTTTCTTTAATTTCAGAAATCCTTCGAAGCACCTTCCAGTCACTTTCTTTGGCTAGTGACCACATCAAACTGTTTCCACTTTGATCAGCATCACGAGTGAGAATCCCCACCGCACTTAGGTTCTGAAGAATGTTCTTGGTGACATTGGTATCAAGCCCCACTTCATCAGCCACAACCGATGTTCGGATCTGAAGCCCGAAGTCATGCTTTGCAATGATATCAAGGCACGCCCGCTTTTCTTCATTCGCAAGGCTATATGCACACCAATCAAGGATGTGCAGAAATTCATCAGTCAGTTCAGTTGTTTTGTTCTCATGATATGAAATAGCCATCAGTCCTTTGGCGATGTTACTCAACTGTAAAGCCACACGCATTGGCATCGCCGGCACAGGAATATTGGTGATTACTTCCCCTTTCCAGTCTTTCTTTGCCACTGTGCGGATGCGTTCAGCAAGCATAGCAACTTCAATAATTCTGTTCTTAACGGCATCGGACAGCGTGAAGTCCACTTCATTTTCTTCAAGCGTTTCCCCAACACTCATCATATAATCCCGATACAAACCGCTAAGAAGATCATCAAGATCAGAACCAAAGACGGTTCGGTTCAAGGCAATTCTTGTTGCTTTTTCGGGGTCATATTCCTTCATTCGATAGTATAAAAAGCGTTCACCCATATCAGCCACTTCTTCAAACTTCGCATAAATGGATGGCGTACTGCCTGAAAGGATGCCGATCTTCCCTTTCCATGTGTTCGCTTTGTTGCTATTACCTGACATCTTGGTCATTTCCCCATCGTAAATCATGCGGAACTGTGACAAGATAGCGTTTCTGCTTTCAGCGTTTTTCGAGAACAGCACAGTCAAATCTGAAATAGCGATGATGCCCCGCTTACCGATGCGGTGAAGCAATGAGTTTTTTTCATCACCTTGTTTAGCCGAAAGGAAGGTGTTTTCAGTGAGATCATCAACACGATGGATAAACTTTTCATTCGTTAGCGATAGCGGTCTTAGAATCTGTGACTTACCGCCTGAAGAAGCACCGATGATTACAATCCAAATGGGATCACCCACCTGTTGCTGTGTGGCAATTAATGAAGCCAGTGTTAAATCAATCACTGAAGTGTCTTCAAAGTATTGATACTTTTGTATTTCTTTTTTAAGGTTTTTTAGCTTCATGTAGTTGTTTTGTTTTGCAACGCCTGAACAGCCTGAATGCGATTTGTGAAGAAGTTGCCTTTAGTGATGCGTTCATTGTGACTCTTTGATCTTCCATAAGTTGCGATCTGCACCGCTTTCTGGTCATTAATGAACCAATACTGCATACCCGCCGGATGCTTCATTTCAACAGTGTCCTTCCGTACTCGTGGCGGTCTTTTTTCAGCCAACAGGGTCTTTTGCTCATGCTTTAGGGCTTGCCGAACGATTAACCATTTATTCAAAGACACAACCGGTGAGCCTGTCCAAAATTGCTTTGATGCCTGTGTTAGTTTTTGGCTATCATCAAAAGTCCATTCACTGTGTCGTTCACCAATAACACGCACCTTTGAGTGTTTGAATCCTTTTATGTTAAGGAAGACGGCTTCATCAAGGTTTTGTGTTTTCATGATTAAAATGGTTGGCTGTTATCTCGATGATAAATATTTTCAGCATGGTCAACCCATTCAAGGTTATCAATACTGTTGCACAATCGATTCTTGTTTTTATGATTCACAAAATCTTTTCCTTCAACCTTTTCAATGAAGTGGAAGGCAACTAGTCGATGAACATAAAACTTCTGATACAGTGATGGCTTACGAAGCCAAATGACTTGATATCCGTTGGTGTGAACTATCAGGGTCATTATTCTTTCTTCCCAACAATAGTTATTGTGTGGGTTGCACTTACGCAATGATTTCACATTACCCAAGTTACTAACTTGATATAGACCTTCGAAACCAATAACGTCTTTCCAAATTTCAGACATATTATAAATTTCTCAATTCCTTCACCGCATCTTTGAAAGACACATTGAATTTCTTCTGATAAATATCAACCGCATCGTAAGACTTCCCACACCCACCGAAACAGTAAGTGGTGTTGGTTGCTTCATAGTAGTGCAATGATGGGGTCTTCTCATTATGAAAAGGACACATCGCTTTTTTCTCACGATTAAATTCCAAGATTTGCGGGATCGGGTAAGCTTTAGCGATTTCAATATCAGACCCAAACTCCTTATCGGTTCTGATTACCTTTTTTCTTCGTTCCACTTCTTCAGCCTGATTAATAATCGCATCATGAAACCATGTTGACTTCCACATGCTGATTCGCTCATTGCGATCATCTTCCACATCATCAATTACTTTTGCTGTACGAATGAGTTTGTGCAGATCCCCGCCACTCATTACATAGTCACTAATGTCTTTCACACCGGTGCGTTCCGGTAAGAACATCATCTTGCATTTGCCTTCAAACATTTTGAAGACCTTCGCCATTCCTTCACCGCCGGCTTTGTCGTTATCGAAACAGACAATGACAGTTTTCCCTTCAAGCATTTGCACCCACTCTTCTTGAAAGCTCATTGCCCCACCGGTGGAAGTCACCGCCGGAATATTGTGTGACCATGCAACCAAACAATCCTTTTCACCTTCAGTGATTAAAATAGTATCTTCATCCTTTGCTAAGTGCCATCCATAAAGTGTGATCTTCCCGCCCTTGTCGTATGTATATTTTGCCCCGTTGGTTTGTTCAGGGCTTCGCCGGTATTTGTTGAATATAAAATTGCCCTGTTCATCAGAAACAGGGAAGGCAATCATGCCATCATCGCTAGTGTAAATGCCAAAAGTTTCAAGGACTTTTTCTGTGATTTTCTGACCAGTCAACCAGTCACGATGCAATATATTCAAATTCATAAAAAAAGTATATCACATGAGTTTTGGATGAAGCTTTGTTGTGGTGGGGATAACGTACACAACGCTAAAAAATATGCTATGATTTATGCACAATATGTTAAGAGAACGCCATGTTAATTACCCGAAGCTTTACGCTGAACAGATAAAAGAACTTGCAAGGCAAGGGATGGATCATCAACTGATTATTGAAACATATCAGGTGGTAATGCGTGCGGAAGATGTTAAGTTAATCTTGAATGAAAAAATATCCATTTCCGAATAAGAATCTGAAGACTCTTCCTGAAGTCAAAGAACACTTTGTTGAACTCGTTTCGAACGCAATGAATTGGTTAATGGTGGATGGGTACACATGGTTTGTGTTGATGCCTGATGATGAGAACCATCATAAAGACGACACCGCCGGTGCGTGCATTGTGGTTGAATACCCTTATAAGAAGTTTCATATTTCTATCCAACAAAGCGAAATTGATAAATGTTTGGCACAGAAAAAAGATTCACCTTTTTGGAAGAACCTTGAACTAATGATGGTGCATGAAGTGATTCACATTATATTGTGGCGATTAGAACACCTTGCTTACAAGCGACACGTTACAGAACAGGACATCAGGGATGAGAATGAAGCAGTGGTTGATCACCTTGCTAACATTGTTCACACAGCGATGATGGAAGTAAGAAAAAACAAATCATGATGAAAGCATTCCTTTGGTACTCCATCGCCTTCTTGATCCTTGCCGGCTGTGCATCGCTTGCCTTAAATTGAGTTATCCCCAACTTACGAACAGAACGCTATTTGCGAAATAGTAAAAGTGGAATATACTACTTATAAGACGGTAACAGCAACCTCAAAAATCAAATCTGTTAATTTTGAAAAATCCGTCTTGTTATATATACCGATCAAGAAGATGCTAACAGCAATTAAAAATCTCTCTTTGGAAGAGGTGGCACAGGTTCGAATCCTGTCATGCACTCCGGTGCATGTAGTGTAGTGGTTAGCACGCTTAAAATGCATCTTGATAAAACCCCCGATTTTCCCAAATGGTATAGGGATCGGTCTTGCTTAAAGACCTGAACGGCAAATCAAAAAAATTCTTGGTTCGAGTCCAAGTCGGGGGACATTATAAAAATAGGTAACATAAGACACTAACAGCGATATAAAAATATCTTAAACAGGCGGTCACAGGTTCGAGTCCTGTCATGTGAAACTTAGTTTCATGTGTAGCTCAGTTGGTAGAGCATCTGAAAATTAAAATGTGTCTTGATAAAAAATATGGAACACTTAAATAAAATAAAGGTTACAAAGTCAGTTAAGAATTCAGGTCTTTTTATAGATAAGCTTCACGCAAATACATCAAAAGGATTGACTGAAAATGGGGCGGTGACTTTCACTGATTCCGGTTCAGCCCTTCTTAACTTTTATGCACAAGCCGGTGCGATGCGGAAGAATCCTGATAAGGCTTTGGCACTTTTCCAAAAAGCTTTTGGTGAAGACCGATTGAAGGCAATAAAGGTTCTCTTTTACTTGCGTGATGTGCGTGGTGGTCAAGGTGAGCGTGATCTATTCCGCACCTGTCTTGAATGGTTGGGCGGTAATCATCGTGATGTATTTGAAAACATCCTTCAGTTTATTTCTGAATATGGGCGTTGGGATGATATGTTCTTTGACAATGAAATTGTTATTGAACACATCCGAATGCAATTGGAAGTGGATAAGAATTCTGAAACACCTTCATTGCTTGCCAAGTGGATGCCGACAATAAACGCATCAAGTCAGAAGACACGAGCAAAGGCACGATGGTTTGCTGAAAATCTTGGAATGGGTGATATCGAATATCGCCGGATCATTCGTGGTATTCGTAAGCAGATTAAGACTGTTGAAGAGCAGATGTCAGCAAGGAAGTGGGAAGGTATTGAATACAGCCACGTTCCTTCACAGGCTTCACGAATTTACCGGAATGCGTTTCGCAAGCATGATGAAGCCCGCTATAATTCTTTCATTGAAAAGGCTGAAAAGGGTGAAGTGAAGATCAATGCTTCAACACTGTACCCATATCAGATCTATGATTCAGTACAACGTGACTACTCAAAGACACTTGAAGCCCTTTGGAATCAGCTTCCTGATTACACAATGGGAAAGAATGCCCTTGTAGTTGCGGATGTGTCCGGTTCAATGAGTGGTCAGCCAATGTCAGTATCAGTATCACTTGCCTTGTACTTTTCCGAACGAAATCAGGGGTACTTTGAAGACTGCTTCATCACCTTTTGCGGTAATCCAAAGCTTCAGAAGATTCGTGGTGCTTCCCTTCGTGAACGCATGAATAACCTAGAACAAGCTGATTGGGAAATGAACACCAATCTTCAGGCGGTCTTTGACCTTGTACTTGATACAGCGGTTGATAACAACATTGAAGAAAGCGAACTTCCTGAAACGATTTATATCATTTCAGATATGGAATTCGATCAAGCTTGTGAAGATCACACCAACATGGAAGTGATTAAGGCGAAGTACCTTGAAGCCGGTTATAAGTGTCCAAACCTTGTGTTTTGGAACGTAAATGCAAGCGGTGAGAACTTGCCCGCCCGCCACAATGATCAAGGGGTTGCCCTTGTATCAGGTCTTTCACCGGTTATCTTTAAGATGGCTGTTGAGAATAAGTCACCAGTCGAAGTGATGGAAGACACAATTAATTCAGAACGCTATGAGCGAATCACCATCTAAATTTCGTACAATCAAAATCCTTGAAGAGGACTATTTGCGAATTCGTAAGTGGTCAGCCCTTCAAGATAAAAAAATGTATGAGGTGGTGCATGATCGTTGTAAGCGAAGAAAGAATTGCAGTTGTTTAATCGGTAATAAATAAATCTATGGGTGAAACAGTAAGACTACAACCATACTTAGTCATTACAGACAAAGTTAGAACATGGGGGTATCGGGTATCAAGCACATATCCAAAGCTTGAATCAAATGAAATCGTCATTCGTCTTTCACTAGAAATACCTAGAAAGTATTTTGAGAAACCAACGCTTCAAGCAAACATCACGCTTCCTGAAGGAAAGGCACAAGTAATTGAAGCTGAAACTATCAGCCAAGTGGAAGAGATGATTAAACAAGGTTTAGGTATCACAGTGAACCTGAATGTTGTTGAGCCGGAATCTGAATAAGATATGTCACAAAGAATCCTTTTAGGACTTGAAGAGTTTGACCAGTTGACTTCAGGAAAGATAATTGAAGTTGATGGTGTACAAATTGCCCTTCAGGACATCGGCTATAACACCATGCTTCAACTTATCAACGATAAAAAGAAAGCACTTTATGTCAACAACTGATGGAATGAATTTCCCAAAATTCATGGAAGATGCGGTGAAGGCTCAAATTGAAAAAGAAGCTGAATCCTTAATAAAGGAAGCTTCAGAAAAGTTAATTGAAAGAATGCCTGAAATCGTTGCACGAACAACCATAGAAGTGATGAAGTTTGCTGAATTCCAAACCATGCAAGATCGTGTGGTATTCACAATTAAAAATAATCAATAATGAACCTATACGCACATCAACAAAAGATTGTGGGTGAAAACCCAATGAGAACCGGTCTTTGGTTGGGTACAGGTTCAGGTAAAACTAGAACCGCCCTCGCATTAGCTGAAGGGCGGGTTTTAGTAATATGTCCAAAGACTCAAAGGGATGATGGTAATTGGCAAAGGGAAGCTGAAAAGATGGGTCTTGATATTGAATTGACAGTAATGTCTAAAGAAGAGTTTCGAAGGGATGTTGATAAGCTTGTGGATATGGGGACAACTTTTGACACGATCATTGTTGATGAAGCTCACACCTGTCTTGGTGTCACCCCCAACACCCACCAAAAGAACCGCATGCAACGCCCTAAAGCTTCACAACTGTTTTATGCCTTGAAGGGGTATGTGCAGTTTTGTCAGCCGAAAAGACTATATTTAGTGACCGCAACAGTGGTGAAGTCACCAATGACAGTGTGGGGTGCGGGCGTTATTTTGGGAAAGTATTCAATGGATTCCTTTTATAAGTTCCGCAATATCTATTACACCAAATTGCCAATGGCGGGGCGTGAAGTGTATGTGCCGAAGCACAATCTTGAAACCAAAGAACGCCTTGCACGAGCCGTTAATAGTTTGGGATATGTAGGTCAGCTATCTGATTATTTCGATGTGCCGGATCAGACCTTTAAGAATGAATTTGTTGATTTAACGGCTGAACAGGTGAAAGCCATTAAGGAATCAAAGACTGATTACCCCGATCCATTGGTACAGATCGGAAAGATCCATCAGATTGAAAACGGCGTGTTAGCCGGTGATGAATACAATGATCCGCAAGCTTTCAAGGAAAACAAAACCGCCCGCTTGCTTGAATATGCGATTGAGTTTCCCCGCATGATTGTCTTTGCGAAGTACACCCAACAGATCAATCTGCTTGCGAAGGCATTCCAAAAGGAAGGCAAAAAGGTTTTTCTTCTTACCGGCAAGACAAACAACCGGAAGGAACTATTTGAAGAAGTGAACGCTTGTGAAGATTATGTGCTGATAGCACAGGCACAGGTTTCAGCCGGATGGGAAGTGCCGGATTGTCCGGTGATGATTTTTGCATCCCGCACTTACAGCTTTGTTGATTACGATCAAGCACAGGGGCGTATTCTTAGAGCAAACCGGCTGAAGAAGAATCTTTATATCAATCTGATTGCTAAAGGTGGGGTTGATAAAGCTGTTCATGATGCGTTGGTTAATAAGAAGGATTTCAGTGAAAAGGTTTATGCTGAAGGTAATAATCTCGGATAGACGAGTTGCCCGCCCCTGTCCCCCTTCCCCACCGATGGATCACTTAAAAGTGCCAAAATAGCCTTGTTTAGAAGGGTAAGGGGGTGGGGAAGTGGATAACCGAACTTTACTGATTGCGTACATAACGCTATAATTTAGAGACTATGAAAGATGTAATGATAGATATTGAAACAATGGGGACTCGTGCAACGTCAGCTATTGTTCAAATTGGGGCATGTTATTTTGACCGCAAGACAGGTGAAATTGGTGATGTATTCACCATCAATATTGAACACTTGGATGATACTTTTACAGTGGATCACTCAACAATTAATTGGTGGTTGAATCAATCTGAAGAAGCACGAAAATCAATTTCAGTGTTTGGTGTCAGTATTGATAATGCAATGCGACAATTAAGAGAATTTTTGAAAGATGGTGAATTTCTTTGGTCACATGCGACATTCGATGTGCCGATAATTCAGAACTCTTTTGAGAAATGCAGGATGAAGAACCCAATTCCTTATCGTGGAATGCGTGACATTAGAACCTTGATGGATCTAGCAGATCATCGAAGTGAAACTGAACGTGAAGGGACTCACCACGATGCCCTTGATGATTGTAAGTTCCAAGTGGTGTACTGTGTCGAAGCGTTAAATAAATTACATGGAATTTCTTGATGAACAAATAAAAGCACATCTTGCTGTTGGTAGAAACATGAAGCCGGAAGCAATGATTGAAATATTGGAAAATAAAGCCAAAGATATTTGTGCTGAATTTGCTGATTTCACTGATGGTTATCGGGTGATTCAATTAATTCTTAGAAAGTCTGATGGCGGGGGTACGAATAATGACAAAGTGCGAAAGTATATTTCAACCAATCCACAAGAATTTTACGAGAATATTTTGAAGTGTTTAAAGTATGATTTCTGTTCTGAAAAGAAGTTCCGTATTTACTCAACAGTGAATGTCCGTAATGTTGATAAAGCTATTCGTGAGTTTAAAACACTTCAGTTGAATGCTGATTATGATCCTAATCATATTCGAAATGACTTTTACAATGATACCCGCAATCGGTGGATTAGTGCTTTGATGAAACCATCATGCAAAGCCACTTCTTTCTTTTTGATTGATGTTGACCATGACAGCCCTAGTGAAGCCGGTGAAAAGCTTCAGGCATTGGGTATCGCTACACACAAAGTGTACCGGACAAAGAATGGTTGGCACTTCATCACTGATCCCTTCGATCCATCTTTAATGGCGGGGTTGAAAGATACAGGTGTGCAAAAGGATAGTCTTTTATTACTTCACTTTTAAAATATGAGTACCCAAGATTTATTAAACGAACGAGATAAAACACATGGTTCTTTTATCGTGAACAGTCGGGTGTCGCAAGCACTCAAAGATGTGATTCGTGCTGAAGCCGGATATCAGCAATTGGATATCATTCATCGGGAAGCTTTTGATCACATCTTTGGGAAGATTGGCAGAATTATGGCGGGACAACCGGAATTTGATGATCATTGGGATGATATCGCCGGCTATGCACAGCTTCCTAAGAAATTTAATCATGGCAAAGGCGAAAACTAAGGCTGATTTTCCGCCGGACAAAGCCCTGTCACAGTGTGAAAAATGTTTAAAAATCAAAGTGCGGTCTTTCTATAAGAAGCGGGACTTCATCAAAGAAAGCATTTGTGAACTTCCATCATTACCAAAAATAATTTGTTACGCTTGTAAACAACATGATTAAGTATATTTTAGCCGTTTTAGTTTTTGTTCAGGTACTTAATTTTGTACTACCTGACAAAGAAGTTATCACCCTTCGTGAAGAAGTTGAGAAGTTTAAATTCGCTGATCGCTTTCAGGTGTACGACAATAAAGTTGTGCCGGAATATTATAAAGACAATCGCCGGATAGTTTGGATATACGATAAGGAAGAAGTGGATGCTGAATTTGAAGCATACGAGAAAAGAACCAGCACTAAGGTCAAAGGGCTTTCAAGCATGAATGATGAAGCGTGCGTGATTCACGCTTATGAACCTGAATTCATTGGCGATGATTACATGGACACTTTGGGTCATGAATTTTATCACTGTATGCGGGGTAAGTTCCATTATCAGCAATCGTATGATTAAGAAAGAAGCGAAGTTTGCAATTCTTTTCCGGCATTGGCTGAAGGCGAATCCGATAAGAATATCTTGCACGCTTGAAATCAAAGATACTCGTGGAAGAAAATCACTTCCCTTTTGTGAATTAAAGGAAGATCAGATTAATTGGGGCATGGCTATCAAAAGTAAGAAGGGGGTTTTGATGCGAAATCAGGGCGGGCATGGTGAGCCTGACTATACTTATCACTTCAATGAGCCGGCTTTTGTGGTCATTAACTATACCGGTCTTGGTTTTGTGATCATTGATATTGAAACATTTGTGATGGAACGTGACCGGAACACCAAAGTGAAATCACTCACATGGCAACGTGCTTGTGATATCGCCATTATTGAAGAGCATTATTAACCTTCACATGAGGTGCAAACACCTTCATCACCGGCTTTGCGATGGATGCGGGGCTTTGGTGTTTCCTGACCTTCAAAAAAATCATCCATTGAGTTTTCTTCTTTTTCCATATTAAATAGTTAGTTAATAAAGGGCGTGTGTTAAACGCCCTTGCGGTCTGTTCCCGCCGTCAAGATTTAGATCACCCCCTTTCAGCGTGGATTGCATTTCGGACAGTAGCAGTAGCCGAGATTTCCACAAAGCTTCACTTCATCCGGTGTGACCGGTTGTGGTTGTGCCGACAACGGAAAATCGAACGCATATTGTTCAGCTTTCCGAAACCTTTCATCCAGCGGTAATTCGGGTTGATTAGGAACATCGTTCATTACCTTTCTCCCATGTTGGTTGAACTTCCTATTATTCTATCATGTAGCGGGTGAAAGAATTGAACTTTCTTGCAATGTTTATGAGACATCACATCAAACCATTTGACCCGCCATAACCCCGAAGGGTTATTGATGATTAAAAATCATCACCTTTCTTCCCACCTTCACTTTTTTCAGCGAATTTTGGAAGGATATTTTCTTTGGTGTATTCGATTAGAAAATCTTCAACTTCGCCAAAGTATGCCTTCCACTTATTCTTAGTGTACTTTTCAGTATCACCTTTTGGTGTAGGGAAACCATTGATATCTTTCTTTCCATCCCAAAAGAAGTTTGTCACCTTTGGTGCTTCTTTATCCTGTTCGATACCTTCAGAAATTGAAACACCCTTGATCGCTTTGCCCTTATCACCCTCGAATGAGAATGGTGAAAGCCGGTAATCCTTTGAAAAATCCATCGCCGGAAGTTTCTTCATCAAATCAATACCGAAGTTGTTTGATGCGTTGGTTGAGATTGTTAAATCTCCTTCTTCATCAGTGATTGTGATCTGAAGCAAAGTTCCAAACTTTGTATCAGCGAAAGAAACATTGCTGACCTTTCCTGAAAGTGCCTTGAAGACAATTTCATTCTTAGTCTTAGTGGTTTCTTCCTTCGTCTTTTCGTCTGTCACTGTGTACTCACGCTTTACTGCACCTTCAGTCCCTTCAGGAACGGTCAACCGAAGTGAACCGTCACTTGAAAGAATTGATACAAACTCTTTTGAGTTATCTTTTTCTCGTGCCATATTTATTTTTGTACTTATTTATAATTTCTTCAGAAATTATCGCTAATCCCTAAAGCTGTTATTCACAGTTCCATAATAATATCAATTGTGCGTTATGTACGCAAATGGTAAACTGTTGATACAGCCGGTGAGGAACATTGAAGAATTAATTCAATCACTCCTTATGTATATACGCACCACCACTTATTGCTTCACCGGCTGTATATGGGCTTGCAAGGCTTCGACAGTCTTTGGAAACTCATCATTCAAGGGGAAACGCATCAATTCCTTAAAAGGTGCAAAGCATAATTGCAAAAGCAATTCCAAGTCCTTACAGTCAATTTCTCGGTTTACCGGTAATGGTGTAAGTGTCCGGTGGTCTTTCCCACATTGGGATCACAAGGGCATTATATAAATGTGGTGATGGCAATTAAAAATTGCAACGAACGCAAGAACACCAATCAACCTTGTATAAGATGATGTGCGAAAGAAGACTGGACTGGGATTCAATTTCCCACAAGTCCACTAACAATCTATGGCTGAATTTGATCCTAAAAAAAGTATATATGGTTGGAATAAAGATTCACTTTCGTGGTCTGCTTTCTCAACATGGTTATCTAGCAAAGACCAATATCGGTTACGATATTATTTTGAAGACCGCCCAAGTTTTCAAACTGCTGAAACGATGTTCGGAAACCACATCGGGAAATACCTTGAAGATGGTCATGCTGATGTGGCACATATCGAACAGTATTCACACCCTGAACACCGAATTTCAGTGACTATTGAAGGGGTGAAACTGATTGGATATCTTGATAGTTTTGATCCAAAGAAAAACCGATTCTTGGAATACAAGACATCACACAAAAATAAAAAAGGTGAGCATTATTGGAATGCTGTTAAAGTTGCAAAACATAAACAACTTGATTTCTACTCATTACTAATTCAGAAGAAATACGGATCAGTTCAAGAAGAGTGCAAATTGATTTATATGGAAACTGAAGAAACTCCTTTGCTGTATAAGGGAAGGAAGCTTGAAGCGATGAACAAGGGGCTTCGCCTTACCGGTGAGGTCAAAGAGTTCAAACGCAAGATTGAGCAGTGGGAACGAAATTTCATGCAACAGGAAATTAAGAAGATTGCTAAGGCAATAAAATTAGACTATGAAAGACACCGACAAAATAATTAGTGAGCATTACAGCAAGATGTCGAAAAAGCGACACAAGGTGAATCCACCATCAAAGGATCACTTCAAGTTGATGCAAAAGAAATCTGTTGAAGCTCGCCGAAAAAAGAAAAATGAAAACAAGTCAAAAGAAAAAAATAAAGAAGCGTAAAGAATGGGTGAAGATGCGGAATGTTATGAAGAATAATATTTCCAAAGTACCCCGCCCAATTCGCATGATTGGTACTCACGAAAGTGATGATGATATTACTGTTATAAAATCATGAGGTGGGTAAACATTTCAAAAGAAAAACCGCCACAATGGATTCTCGATGCCGTTAAAGAGAAGTGGGGCGTGGTTTGGGAATCTACTGTGATCTTTACTTATGGCGACATCATTTCCACTTCTTCCGGCTCAATGACTGAAGATCTGATTGCTCATGAGCAAACCCATGTTCGCCAACAGAAAGCGATGGGGGCTGATTTGTGGTGGAAGCGATATCTTGAAGACGATGAATTTCGGTATAGCCAAGAACTTGAAGCTTATCGGAATCAGTATCAGTGGTTGGTGAAAAACATCAAGGATCGCAATGAGGTATTTAAATATTTAGAGCATTACGCACGATCACTTTCCGGTGCGATGTATGGAAATATGGTGCAATATAGTGTGGCTTTTAAGCTTATCAAGGGTGTGTATAAGTAGTGTTGTGGTTTGCGTACTGTACGTTATAATAATCATGTTACAAATAATTCATATCGAATATGAAAAAAATATATGAGCAGTACGCCGATTTAAAAGCACAAGCCAAAGAGATTGATTTGAAGATTAAAGCAATCAATCCATTGATCCTTGAAGACATGAAAGAAAAGGGGAATGACAAACTTGAAACACCTTTTGGAAAATTCATTGTCAAAGAATTGGTTTCATGGGAATACAGCGATGCAGTTGATAACGCAAAAGCAAAGCTAGTGAACCTTCAAGAAAAGGAACAGAAGACCGGCATCGCAAAATCATCAATGAAGCCATCATTAACATTTAATGTTCCTAAAAATGATAAGTAAAATCATATTTGTGGGGATCGCACTTGCAATTGGTGCATTCGCACTTTGGCATGCTGAAGCAAGTACACAAGAATTGTTTCGATACGATGATTGCGTTCAGGAACGAATGGAAGCAGAAGGTTCAAGAATGACTTTGGAAGAAGGGTGGAAAGCTTATCAGGAAATTTGTAATTACGGTGAATAATTATGGCAACTCAAATTGAAGTAGCACCGGAAGAAATCACAGTGGCATTTTTAGAAGTTTTAATCATGCCAAACGGTGAAATAATCCATGAAGGACAATCATTAGGTTGGTTTGAACAAAAGAAGAAGTATCTTTTTAAGAAAGAATAATCATGTTTAAAAAATATCCAAAGATTCACCGGTTAGGAAAGGAAGAAACTGATTTCATCCTTAATGGTACATGTGTGATTCAAGAAAAGATTGATGGTGCAAACGTATCAATTTGGTTGGGTGAAGATGGCACACTTCAGTGTGGAACACGCACCCGACACCTGACTGATCCAACAGAATCGTTTAATGGCTTCAGGGAATATGTAAACGCCCATGAGGGAATGAAGACGTTCTTTGAACATAATCCAACACTTCGATTGTGTGGTGAGTGGCTTGTAAAGCACACCATCGCATACGATGAAACCAAGATGCGGAAGTTTTATCTGTTCGACATCACCACTAGAACTGAAGGAATTAAGTGTGAAAGCTGTCATGGTAATGGATGGGTTGAAGGTGGTCAGCATCCTGTCACCAGTGAACAAGAAACCCTTGATTGTCCAAACTGTGAAAAGGGAACTTATTACCCACCTGAACCTTACTTCGATCAGGACTTTGTGCAGAAAATAGCGTTCCAGTATGAGATGGAATACCCGCAAGTGTTTGGTGTCTTTGAGAATCCAACAGAAGAAGACCTGAAGCAGTTTGTAGGGAAGTCAGCACTTGGTCAGAATGGTGAAGGTATCGTGATCAAAAATTACGCTCACAAAGATAAGTGGGGTAATCACTGCCATGCAAAGATGATCACCGAAGCCTTTCTTGAAGATAATGGTGTGGCTTTTGGTGGGAACAACAAGCATTCAGACACCTATTGGGAAATGTACATCACCAATAAATACATGACCCTTTCACGCATCCAAAAGCAGATGAATAAACTTCAGCCTGAAATTGATCGCCGGTTAAGTGAAATTGAAATTCCACGCATTGCTTCAATGGCGTATCACGACATGTTGACTGAAGAGATTTGGGAAATCAGCAAGAAGGTTCAGATGGTGAACTTCCAAACATTGAAGCGGGTTGCGACTAAGAAGGCAATTCAGATTTATAAGGATGTGTTGAACGACACTGTT